AAAAGAACAAACCCTTGAGTGGGCGGCGGCTGATTTGCTTTTGGAGCGCAAGGCGGAAATAGACCGTTACGAAACCATGCGGGAAACCTTTATTAATGCTTGGCTTGATATGCGTGAAAGCCTCCAAGTCATTGGCATTGATGATGACTAAACGGTTTCCAACTTATTGGGATTGGTGCTTACGGTGCCGGGAGCAAGGGCTAAATGAAGTGGCTGATTTTATTCACGCCATTATGGGCGACAATACGACAATGAGTGTTGCATTAGAACAAATCCTGACCAAAGATTATGTTGTAGATTGCAAAGACGTTGCAAATGCGGCGTTAAACAATGTGAGGAAAGAAAAATGAACCAAGACTTTGTGAATATGGCGGCAGCAGTTACGCTTAACGATATAGTAACCGAATATATATCAGAATTTGGTATGATACCAAAGAATAAAAAAGAAGATGACAAATTAACGGAGTCGGAAAAGGAAGCAAACTTTCTTATCAAAGCTTCGTGGCTAGACGATTTGACTTACGATACAATACTGGCGGCATGCAACAAAACTATTGAGGTTATGAAAAACATTGAATACGACCTTATTAGTGGCGATCTATACGAACACAAAGAACGCCGCCGCAAAGTGGAGCAAATTTTATCTATTATGCATATTGGTCGGGCTTATCCAGAAAGTGCCGTCAAACGTCTAAAAGGTTTGAGGCCCAAAATTACCATAAACAAGGTTGCTTGATATAGTTTTTTGCAGACTGTAAACCAGATGCATGAAATTTGACCTTGAAAAGATGACTGAAGGCCAGCGGCGTGACTTATATCGTCAAGCCAAGGCGGCTAACTACGAAGAAAGCCTGTACGGCTTTACCCAGCGAGCGTGGCGGGAAATTGATTCTGCCCCGTTTGCTGAAGGCGGCTTTGCATTGCAAGCCATTTGCGAACATCTGCAAGCTTGCGCTGATGGCTATATTAGGAATCTAATCATTAACGTGCCGCCACGTTTTTCAAAGTCCACGATTACTGGGACTATGTTCCCAGCGTGGGTGTGGGCGCAAAAGTTAAAGTCGCCCACTTCCGGCCCCGGCATGCAATTTCTGCACTCGTCTTACGCCATGAACTTGTCGGTGCAGGATTCCGTTAAATGCCGGCGGCTGATTGAAAGCAAATGGTATCAAACGCTTTGGGGCGACAGATTCAGTCTGGTTGGTGATCAAAACACCAAAACGCGCTTTCAAAACAACAAGAGCGGCATCCGCAATACGGTATCGGTCGGATCGGCTACGACTGGTCTGGGCGGCAATTACCTTATTGCTGACGACCCTAATAACGCGCAGGAAGCCAATTCTGACGCTATCATCCACTCAACCATAGAGTGGTGGGACATGGCGTGGTCAACCCGCTTGAACGACCCCAAGAATGGCGTTAAAATCGTTATCCAACAGAGGCTTTCGGAACAAGATATTACTGGACACATTTTGTCCAAGGATATTGGCAACTGGACGCACCTTTGTTTGCCCATGCGATTTGAACCAGCTAGGAGGACGTATAATGTTCTTGTTCCTGCGGAATTTAATGACGGACAGGCAGTTATCTGGACTGACGAGAGGACTGAAGAAGGTCAGCTTTTATGGGACGAACGCTTCGGTGACGAAGAAGTCACCCTCCTTGAGAAAACTCTTGGACCATATGCAACAGCAGGACAGCTTCAGCAAAGACCGGAACCGACCGGGGGCGGCATTTTAAAACGTGAGTGGTGGGGCGAGTGGACTAAAGAAAAGTTTCCACACAACCTTGAGATTGTTGTAGCGTCCGTAGATACGGCGTTTGGTGCGAAGGAGTTTGAGGGTGACTTTTCTGCTTGCACTATTTGGGGAGTGTATCGCGACTCAGGCCCAACTACTGGCGTTGTCGGCAATGAAATGTCTGGAAATTGGACACGTATTTCGTCCGAAGAGCGTGAAGCGGATATTCCCAAAGCTATTTTAATGCATGCTTGGCAAGGCCGCATGGAATTGCACGAACTGGTGCAAAAGATTGGCGCGTCAGCCAAAGAGTGGAAAATTGACTTTTTGCTCATTGAAAACAAAGCGTCTGGCATTTCCGTCAGCCAAGAAATGCGCCGCCTATTCGGTTACGAAGATTACGGCGTACGGCTCATTGACCCGAAGGGAATGGATAAGGTCGCCAGAACTTATGCGGTTCAGCACTTGTTTTCGGAGGGGATGGTTGTTGCCCCAACGGACAAGGGCGGAGACGTGTTTCGGGTGTGGGCCGAAATGGTTGTGGCTCAATGCGCCACATTCCCCAAGGGGAAACATGACGACTTACACGATACGGTAACGCAAGCATTAAATTGGCTGCGTGGCACTGGCATGCTTCAGCGAGGCGCTGAGCGGACTGCCGAACTCGCGTCCAATCGAGAGTGGCGTGGGAATAAGGATAGTATGCCATTGTACCCCGTTTAATTGCATGGTATGTAAAACAACCTATACAGGAGAACGCAGTGATTGAAAACCCGCATTTGATGACACCAGACCAAATGGCAGCAATTGTTTGCCCTATGGGAGTTGGTCAGGGTACGCCGGGGCGCTTTGTCCGCATTGGAAATGTTGAAGTTGGTCGCCCATGCATTGCAAGCAAGTGCGCAGCTTGGCGTTGGAATAGGCAATGGGAAGATGAAACCGTATCCGAAGAATTGCCAGCCGTTGGGTACAGTGAAACGCACGGTTATTGCGGGATGATTGGGCCATGACAACAGAGCCGACAAAGAAGATTGAAGCACTTGTCGCAAATGACTTGGGCAACGGTTACATAAAAGTTACCGTTTATATTGACAGAAAAATACACGAACTTTGTATTAAACGGTCAGTTGCAGTGTCAGTTATTACGGCGTTAGCACAAGCACTTGACGGCAACTTGCATACCATGTAAATAAGCAAGCGTCTTATAAAGGAGACGCAAAATGACGTGGAATCATCGCGTAGTTAAATACGAAACTCGCAATTTGTTTGGCGACCCAGACGTTGGCTATGCCATTCACGAAGTATTTTATGATGGTGATGGCAATATTAAGGGCATGACATCCGACTCAGTGAAGCCTTGGGGTGACACAAAAGACGATTTGCGCCTTGAATTATTGCGTATGCTAGAGGCTCTAAACAAGCCTTCTATTGATCTTCCTGATGAAGATGGCGTTGAAGGGTTTGCGAATAGAGCGTAATTAGCCTATAGTGTGCAAGTTATTCCAACAGGAAGTTGCACATGGCCCTTACGCCCGGACTCGTCCCCAACCTTCGCCTTGATCAGGACCAGCAGGATGACCCCTCAAATGAGGGTCAGGACACTGTTGTCGTAATGGATGCAGACGATGACGTTGACCAACCTGAATTGGACGCTAGTGGCAATGTTCTTAGGATTGATCACGGGGACGGCTCTATTAGCGTGTCTCTGGATGGCAAGCCTATTCAGTCGGTTAAACGAAAAGATCAAGACGAGTGGTTTGCCAATCTTGCGGAAGACATTGACGAGAATGAACTGTCCCGCATTGCCGAATTGCTTATCAAGGGCATTGAAGAAGATATTGATTCTCGCAAAGAGTGGATTGAAGATCGTGCGCAGGGTTTGCGACTTCTGGGCCTTAAAATTGAAATACCGGGTCAGCAAGGCACGGCAGATGGCGCACCTGTCGAGGGAATGTCCCGTATACGACACCCGCTCCTGCTTGAATCCGTCTTGCGCTTTCAGGCGAATGCTCGTGCGGAACTATTGCCAACGGACGGGCCTGTAAAGGTTCGCGTAGATAGCAACAAAGATTCGCCAGACGTTGACCAACAGGCGGAATATCTTGAGCGCGATTTTAATCACTACCTAACCGTAACCGCAAAAGAATATTACCCAGACACCGACAAAATGTTGTTCATGTTGGGTTTTGGCGGATCGTCCTTCAAAAAAGTTTACTATTGTCCGTTACGGAATCGCCCCGTTTCTGAAACGGTTGATGCGGACGACTTGATTGTAAACAACGAAGCCACCGACATTTCTAACGCTCGACGGGTTACGCACCGCATTTCAATGCGCCCATCCGTTGTTAAGCGTATGCAAATTATTGGCGCGTATCGCGACATTGAACTTGGCGAACCTAAGCAAAAGATACTTGACGCAGTTCAGCTTGAAAAGTCTGCCATTCAGGGAACACAGTCGGACGTAATGGTGGCAGAAGATCGCGACCGTGAGATTTACGAATGCTATTGTGAACTGGACGTAAGTGGCTACGAACATAAGATTGACGGCGAAGTGACTGGCCTTGAAGTGCCATATCGCGTGACAATTGACGTGTCGTCAAAGAAAATTCTCAACATTGTTCGCAATTATGCGGAAGATGAAGAAGATTTGCCCGAAGCTACTAGCCATTTTGTTAAATATGACTTTATCCCCGGCTTAAAATTTTATGGTATGGGTCTACTGCATATCCTTGGCAACACTACAAACGCCCTCACAGCGGTGTGGCGCGAACTTTTAGATGCCGGTATGTACGCAAACTTCCCCGGTTTTCTGTATGCCAAGACTTCTGGTCGCCAAAATAGCAACATTTTTCGCATTCCACCCGGCGGCGGCGCTCAAATTGATACGGCGGGTATGTCAATTCAGCAATCTGTCATGCCATTGCCGTACAAAGAGCCGTCTGGTGCATTAGCTACTTTTGCTGAACAGATTAGCCAGTACGGTCAGCGCGTTGGCGGCACTGCTGAGATGCAAGTGGGCGAAGGTAAACAAGATGCTCCCGTTGGAACCACGCTTGCTATCATTGAACAAGCGCAAAAGGTGCTTAATAGCGTTCACAAACGTCTACACGCAGCACAAGCTGACGAGTTTCAGCTTATTGCACAATGCTTTAGGGAGCATCCCGACTCATTTTGGCAACGCAATAAGCGTCCAGCCGGCAAATGGGACGAACAGACGTTCCTTTCGGCGTTGGATAACTACGAATTGGTGCCGCAAGCCGACCCTAACACCGCCAGCCACATTCAGCGCGTGATGAAAGTCACCGCATTGATCCAATTGGCTCAACAAGCGCCCGATTTGTACAATCTTGATGCCGTTAATCGCGAAGCATTGCTTACATTGGGTTGGGGCAACCCAACTTCACTGTTGCGTGACACTGTTAATCAGCCCGCACCGCCCGATCCGCAAGCAAATGCCGCTCAAATGGCTGGTCAGGCTGCTATGATTACGGCGCAGTCCAAAATGATGGAGGCTCAAGCCAAAGTTCAAGACTTGCAGTCAAAGAATGGTGGTCAGCAAGGCATGTCCCCGCAAGATCAAGTCAAAATGGCTGAAATTAAACAGAAAAACATTGATGCACAGTTGGATGCTACCAATCGCAAGCGTGACAGAGAGAGTCGTGAACGTTTGGCGGCAGTAAAGTTGGCTGAAGAGATGGCTATGAACCCACAGGGGCTTGGCATAGTGCAACAAATCCTTGATCCGGGCATGATTCAACGCCTTGAGGGCAATGAACAGCCAATGACACCCACCCCCGGCGGCGTAATCCAGTAGGTATATTATGGCTGACACACTAAATGATTCAAGTGTTGACAATGCTTTGCGAATTGCTCGTCAAGGTGCTGACGAGGAAGCTAATTTGTCTGCTCGTATGCCCGCTTCGTGGTTTCAACCTATAGATTTAAACGCCCACCCCGCTACGGCCACTGTTGCGCCACCAAACCAATTTGAAAACCTCCCCGCCAATGCCGTAGCTTCGGGGAAACAGGTTTTTAATACCGCCAATGATCCTAATACTTACAAAGCAATGGCTGTGCGTCTTGCAAAGAATTTGTATCAAGACCCAATTGGAACGACAACGTATCCGCTGCGTAAAGCTGGGGAGGCTGCCTATCATATGGCAACAAATCCAGAGGAGACGTTTACTAATTTAATGCCAGTCACTTCAACGCTTAGTGGCATTAGTCAGGTGGGAGAAATAAATGCAAAATTAAACGAAGCCAAACAAAAAGGTGACACAAAAACTTATAACCAACTTTTGCCTTTGCTTGCAATGGCTGGAGTAGGTGCTATTCCGGGATTTGGAGGAGAAGCCAAAACAGCAGAAAGTGCTGTGGCTAAAACAGCGCAACAAGATGCGTCAACTTTATTAAAAAAGGAACTTAATTATGAAACAGAACAATCAGGGCCGTTCTATCGAGTCTCACGAAAAGGTAATGGAGAAAGTGGGAAAATTGCTACACAAGATGACTCTGGAATATGGCCAAACTCCCCCGCTGACTCCAAGGGAACAGGACCGATTAGATACGGAGATACACAATATGACAAGACAACGTATAAACCCTATAAGGTAATGCCGGCTGACGATCAAAATGCAGTTTTACAAACGGCACAAACATATGTAAGCGCTCGTGGGTTGCCCGAAGTTTCACAACCAAAAATGGCTCCGTCATCATTAGAAAAACAAGCAGCTATTGGCCGAACGTATAGTTTAGCAGTAGAAAGTTCGCCTGAATATAAACAAGAAATTTTTGATGCTTACAAAAGAACAATGCCTGATGTAATCAAACAATCAGGTGCTAAAAATTATGATGAGTTGTTAAAATCAGCTTATGATCAAATGGCAAAAGAAACTGCTGAACAATTTAATACTTTAAATTTGCGTTATTCTTATCACCAAAATGGTGAAGGAAACTACGCCGATAGTTCTAATATGCTGCATGATTTGCATGATAATAATCATTTATTTGTTTATCAAGGGGGAGATAAACATGATTTTTTACATAATATTGATCCCCAAACAGGATTAAATGAAAACGAAAAATTTCGTGCCGTTCACGATGCATTTGGTCATGGAATTTACGGTAACACTTTTGGACCAGAGGGTGAAGAACGGGCGTGGGGTGTTCATTCGCAAATGTATTCTCCGCTTGCTCAATTAGCAATGACAGCAGAAACACGTGGTCAAAATAGCTTTGTAAATTACACGCCGGCAAATGTTAGAATAAATGAAGCTATACGTGAAGTTGAAAGCAAAATGGCTGAAGCAAAAAAACGTGGAGATGTATCTAATTTAAAAGAATTACAAGAAGCCAAAAAATCTTTGTATGGCGAATGGAATTATGCCCCTAATAAATCTGTTTTATTGCCTCCTGAGTTTTTAAGCACTTCTTATAGCGGTGAAATGCCAAGCTATATTCAAAAGTTAATTAAACCAGCGGAGGAAACAACTTTTTCTTCACCTTTGACGCATTATAGTTTTAGCCCTTTTTTAGGACAAACTGATCCATATCAATACGGAACTGGGCTTAGAGGGGCAGAACGTAATAGAGTTTTATCTGGCGGCATTAAAGGAAGAAGTTATTTTTACTTAGGAGAACCGGGGACAGTTACTCCAGAAGCGGGTGTTGGACCAACACGTTATGCGGCTCAAGGGAAAAACTTATATAATCTAGCTGATGACCCTGAAAAGCTATATCGTTTAGCCAAACAATCCAATTTGTCGTCACCTTTATCAAATTTTAACCCTAACTCTATCCCGCATGATCAAATAATGAACGATTTTGAAAAATTAATTAGGCAATATGGATACTCAGGGTATGCGCAACCAAACCAAGGATTTCCAACTGCTGTTATGTTTGATCCAGTAACCGTTCAACGACGAAATATTGGTGGAACCGTTGAAGACCATGCTATGAATTTAGTTCGCAGATATTTAGACCACGAGGACGACCATGCAGCCTAAAAGCGTAAGAGACGCACTTCGTATTGCTCAGGCGATGGGTCGTGGAGAGGACACAATCCTAGCGCACATCAACCCACGGGAAGCCAAACTGCTTAAAAAGCGTGGCGGATCGGGCAAACGTAACCCTTTGACTGGTTTGGTTGAGTTTGACGACACTTCGGGCGGCGATGGCGACACTTCGGGCGGCGACACTTCGGGCGGCGATCCACGTGGCAATGAAGCCCAACAAGCTGATACATCTCAGCCAGAAGGTGGCAAAGTATCTGACGCACAAGTAGAGTCAGGCAATCAAGCTAACGCCGCTGCCGATACTCCAGATACTAGTAATATTGAAAATAAAACGCCAGAAGATACATCGCTTTTTGGTTCGGCAATGAAAGCTATTAATGAAATGTTTGGCGTTTCCCCCGCTGAAGCAAAACCATTAGCTGATTTTACACAGATGACACCGACAACAATACAAGAAGCAGAAAAAGTTCAACCTCCAACTGTTTCCCAAGAAACTCTTGACCAATTTGCGGCAGAAAAAGCCAAAGATGATGCGAGACGCGCCGCTGGAACTGCCATCAGTGCTACAACTGGTGCGCCCATTCCCGATGTAAACAATCCAACCCCTACTCCAAGTGTTGATCCGTTATTAGACCCAGTCCAAAAAGCTATTGAAGATGAACAACTTAACACTCCTATCTCCGATACCGTTGCCGCAGCAAAAAATATAGCCAAATCTACGATGGGAACTACCCCAACAGTAGACGCTCAACAAATTGCTGATAACACAGCCAAAAATACAGCTAAATCTATACAGGGCGTTGATTTATCCGCAACATATAGTCCTCCGGGAACTGTTGCTGATACTTCTATCGCTAATCCGGCTATTACTAATAACAAATATGCTGCCTTTACAAGTGAAGACCCCGCAGAAATTGCTCGATATAATGAAGCAATTGGCGCATTAGGCCCAAAAAACACTTTTGCAGACATGGCCCTTGGGCAACGAGTGCCTGATGTTACAAGCAGAAACCCAATAACAAACGCAGTGCAAGGCGTTGCCGACTTTTTAACGGACAAATTTACGCCGTCATATAATCTTGGTTCGCCGCAATATAATGCAATCAGCCAAAATGTTGATCGGGTTACTGGCGGTGGAAACCTTGGGCTTACTGGCGGTGGACCTGACCATCCATTACTAACAACAGGGGCCACATTAGGTTCGGCAACGGATACGCAAACACCATATGTAATGCCGCCCGTTGTCCCTAATCAACCAACCCCATTTACTTACGCTCCAACACCAACTTACCAAAACTATGTGTATCCAACGCAAAGTTATAATACTGGGTTAAATCCTGCGTTAATTCCGGGGTATCGTTACGCTGGTGGCGGAAGAATTGGGGAAAACAATGCATTGGCTAACGCTTTGCGCATGCTGATGGTTAGAAACAAAACGTGAACAGATGTTGTAAAACGGGCGGTTATGGTTTAATATTCTCTTATTGCAACTGCGATGTCGCAGTGATGGAGCGGTTCGATGCATGAATATCGTAAAGCGGCGCGTGAAGGTGCAGCCAGTAAGCTAAAGAGTTTTGAGGCTGGTGAGCCACACACGAAGGTTGATTCATCCTCGTGGTCGCCCCCTCCTATGGAAGAGGCCGGCATTAAGACGGGCATGCGCCCAGTCAGCCCCCGCCAATACAAGTCTGGTGGCACAGTCCACGGCGAACATGCAAAGAAACGCGCAGATCGCAAAGCCCGCAAATTGGGTGGTCGCGCAATGACGGTTGACGGTTTGATCAATCGTGACGACAAAATGGCTAACGACGAACGCAAGGGCATCAAGCACATTGGCGGCATGAAGCGTGGCGGTAAGATTAAGCGCGAACATCATGCTGATGGTGAGGCGGCGGGTACGCCCGATCAAATTGCGCAAATGATCCGCCAAGCTGAAATTGAAGATGCCATGAAAAATCGTGGCATTCCTGCTCGCGTTCCATTACCACCACGCCGTCCAGTAGAGCCTCCATATACGTATACTGGCCCACGCAATCCTACTGCTGATCGCATGGGGCCAAAGCACGGCGGTAAAATCCCTGCTAAACGCGCCAAGGGTGGTGCCGCTAAGCACACCGATGAAGTGCAAGACAAGAAATTGATGCACAAGATTCTCAAGCCAAAGGCATTTAAAGCTGACGGCGGCGCTATGCATCACAAAGATTGCTCATGCAAAATGTGCAGCGGCGGGCGCACAAAGCATGCATCTGGCGGCGGAGAAAAGTGGATTCAGGGCGCTATTAAGCATCCCGGATCGTTGCATAAGGCTCTTCATGTTCCGGCTGGCGAAAAGATTCCCGCTAAGAAGCTTGAAAAAGCTGCACACAGCAAAAACCCGAAGTTAGCCAAGAAGGCTCATTTGGCGGAAACGCTAAAGCGTATGCATCACGCTGACGGCGGCGAAGCTGGGCGTGGCTTATACGTACGCAAGGGCTACCCGTACGAAGTTCCGGGCGCTGACGGCGGGCGCACTGCTAAGAAGCGTGGCGGAGCCATTGGTAAGGGCAAGACCCACATTAACATTATGATTCACCCACATGGCACTGAAGGCGGAATGCCCCCAGCAATGCCTCCGATGGGTGGCCCTATGATGCCACCACCGCCACCGCCACGGCCAGCAATGCCTCCACAGGGCATGATGCCTCCACAGGGCATGCCAATGGGCGCTCCTATGGGTGGTGGTATGCCTCCAATGGGTGCTGCTCGTCCGGGCATGCCTCCTATGGGGCGCAAGTCTGGCGGCAAGGTTGAGCATGTAATTGATCACGCTGCCGGTGGCGGGTTGGGCCGTCTTGAAAAGATCAAGGCATACGGGCTTGAATAAGGGGTAGCCTGATGTCTTTTACGACTAACAAGGGTCTTAATGATCCGGCGGATGGCACACAGAATTGGGGAACCATCCTCAATTCTAACTTCACCATTATTGACAACGCTTTTGGGTCTACAACGACAATTACCCTATCTAATGGGTCGGCTGTAACTCTTACGCAGACGCAGTATCAAAACTTTCGCGTGCTATTGAGCGGAGTCGTCTCCACAACGGCAAGTATCACCATCCCAACGGGAATTTCTGGCTTTTGGATTGTTGCAAACTCGCTTAGTGGGGGCGGTGTCCTTACTGTTTCGTCTGGTGGCGGCGGGGCAAGCGTTACTGTTCCGCAAGCGCAGAACTATTACATATTCAGTGATGGCAGTGCCATTTACACCATATCGGCATCGGGCGGTGGCGCAACGGGTGGCGGCACAGATGCTATCTTTTTTAACAATGGGCAAACCGTTACCACAAACTATTCCATACCAGCTTCAACCAATGCGGGTACGTTTGGTCCGGTGACAATTAACTCAGGTGCCACCGTAACTATTCCATCAACCTCAACGTGGACGGTCGTATAACATGGCATCCGTAACTCTTAACGGCGCAACTTCTGGCCAGATTACCCTAGCACCGGCAGCGGTGGCGGGGACAAACACCATTACATTCCCAGCGTCCACGGGAACAGTTTTGGCGTCTACTGCCGTATCGGCATCTACAACCAATACGGTTACAAACAAAATTGCCATAAATATTGGCGGCACGACTTATTATCTTCTTGCATCAACGTCTGGAACTTAATTTATGGCCGCAACATTAAAAACAACACTTATCCAAGAGCCTTCATCGGCTACTGTTAATATTGCACTTGATTCCTCCGGTAACGTAGGTATTGGAACAACTTTACCGGGAAATAAACTTGTTGTTTCAAACAACACAAGTACTGCTCCGGCAGGTCCATCTGGAACTATTGCATCAATTATTGGAGCGGATAACGGAACTTCTAGGCTTTTAATTGATTCTTTTGGAACAGCAGCATCAAGTAGTTTGTCCTTCAGAAGGGCTTTTGGTACAGCTGCATCCCCAAGTACCATTACATCTTCTGACACTCTTCTTGGTATTGTAACCGCATTTGGTTATGGCGCAACGGGATATACCTCTACAAATAAGGCAAACATTGGTTTTTACACTGCAGAAAGTTGGACCGATACAGCCCAAGGAACATATCTTAGTTTTGCTACAACTGCCATTGGATCAACAACTACTACTGAAAAAATGCGTATTGATTCTACTGGCAATCTGCTGGTGGGAACGACAGCAGTCATCAACGCATCAAATGCTATTTTACAAGTATTAAATGTTAACGGTGGTCGTCCGGGAATAAATGTTGGTAATAGCGTGGGGTCTACTGCCACCAATTGTATTATCTTTACAAATTCCAATGGAACCGTAGGAACAATCCAAACCAGC